CGTCGTACCAGGACGACCGCAGCACTCGCGAGTCCAGCAGCCGGCTCGCCTGGGTCAGCAGCCGGTCGATGTCGGCGGGTGGGGTCTGCCCGGAGTACGTCTGGTACTGCGCCGCCGTGGCGTAGATCCTGGCCATCGGGCAGCACCCCCCTTACGTCGACGTGCCGATGAGGACCACGTCGTAAATCACGCTCGTGCCCGCCCCGCTGTTGGCGACCTTCAACAGGTCGGCGGTGGCCGCGGTGACGCCGTACCCGGTGGCGTCCAGCTGGCCGGCCGCGGCCAGGAAGAACGAGCCGGGCCGCAGGCTGATCGTGCCGGTGGCGCTGAGCAGCGTGGCCCACGGGTTGGTCGCCGCGGCGCCGACCACCACGCTGTTGACGTTGCTGGCGCTCGCCGCGATGTACAGGCCCTTGACCTTGGCGTAGGTGAGCGTCGCCCCGTACGCGTCGAGCAGGGTGCCCGCGAGGTCGAGGTTCTCCGTCGCCGACGCGGCCAGCGTGCGCCGGTCGGAGAACACGGTGTCGGCCTGTCCGGCGCCGACCCCGCTGAGGAAGTTCACCGCCTGCCGGACGTTGACCGGGAGCGTGGCTGTGCCGAGGTCCAGGAGCGATGTCTGGCTGAAGCCGACGGCGACGCCCATTGAGCTGGTCAGTGGCATGGCATTCCTCTCAGGTCGCCAGGACGAGCGGCGCCTGCCGCTTCCAGGCCGGCGTGACGATGGTCGCCGGGGCGGTCGTGGTCAGGCCCGAGCCGCTGGTCTGCGCCATGTTGATCTCGCCCGTGAGGACGGGCTTCGCGGTGCCGCAGCCGACCAAGGTCGGGACGGTCGCCGCGGTGATGCTGATCGAGGGCCAGTAGACCCCCGACTTGGTGATCTTCCATGGGGCCGTCAGCGCGAGGGTCTTGACGGTGTCGGCCGCCCACGCCGCGCTGGTCTGGTCCGCGGTCTGCGCGAGGAACGCGCTCGCGCCGTTGTACAGGGCGAACCACCAGTTGGTCGGAGTGACCATGGCGGTCGCCCCGCTGATGAACGTGAGGTTGGTGATGAGGTCGCCCTCACACAGGTACAGCGGGGTGGACAGCATCACGCCGGTGGCCGCCGCGGCGACGTCGTCGAGACTGAAGCGCGGCAGGTTGGCCCGGTGGAACACGGCGTCGGGGTCGGGGCGCCCGCCGACGTTGAGGAAACCCAGGTCATTGCGGATATTGCCGCGGTATGTGCCGAGGACGGTCATGCGCTCGGTCCCTTCTGATCGTCGGCCGGGGCCGGGGTCTTCGCGGCGAGCAGCTGCTCGCGGCTGCTGGTGATGCCCTTGCGGGCCTGCCCGGCTGCCTCGGCGGCCAGGACCCGCAGCGCCTCGTCGGCGTCGGCCCGGTCGAGGTGGGCACGGACCTGGTCCACCGTGTGCGCGGCCGGGTCGAACGGCTCCACGGTCGGGGCCGGCGGCTGACCGTCGCCGGAGGGCGTCGCCGGGTCGGAGCCCGGGTCGGGCACCTGCTCCGGGGCCTCGGCAACGCCGTAGCCGCTGCGCTTGAAGTAGGACAGGGCGGCCCGGCCGCCGTCGCTGGTGTCCTCGACGTAGCCGGTGCCGGCCTGGAACTGCACTTCGGCGACCTTGCCGGTGAAGTTCCGGAGAGGCGACTGGATCCGAAAACGGGTCATGGTCAGGCCACCTTCACGTTGCGGAAGACGCCGCAGCTCTTGGTGTTGCGGAGGACCGCGGCGACCGGGCCCATCTCGATCTCGCCGCTCTTGACCGCGCCGGGCAGGGTGAAGTCGGGGAGCCACGTCTGGACCAGGGGCTTGCCCGCGACGGTCGCGCCGTGGAACGAGTCCAGGCCGAAGCTGATCGCGTAGATGTCGGTCAGGCCCGTGATGACGCCGCCCGCGCCGCCGGCGTCGGTGTCCGCCGCCCGGATCGGGATGATCGGGGAGCCGCCGTCCATCCGGTCACCGAGGTCCTGGAGGACCCACTGCCCGTACATGTCGATCTGCCGACCGAGGTCGTCCTTGATGGACGTGAAGGCGCTCGCCCGGCGGGCCAGCGCCTTGATGCGCGCGATGCTCTTGGTGTTGCCGAGGATCGCCTTCGTGCCGGGCGGCAGCGCGCCGGGGGCGCCGGCGTCACCGGAGCCGGTGTGGGACGGGACGATCCGCGCGAGGAAGTCGTCCAGGCTGTCGAACGCAGCCATGGCCTTGTCCTCGCTGGTGATCGTCGCCTGCGACCAGTCGGTGTAGCCCAGCGCGTTGCCCTCGTTGATCGGCAGGTACTCGGTGCTCTGGCCCGTGAGGCCCTTGTCCAGGCCGTCGAAACCGGCGTCGTCCACGGCGACGTCACCGAGGATCAGCTCCTGCTGGAACCGGGTCCGAATCGACGTGAGCTTCTGGCTCATCTGGAAGCTGACTTCGTTGGTCGCGGACGGGCCGAGGTTCGCCAGCACCCGGTCCACGCTGAAGGCGCCGCCGAGCGGGTGCAGGGCCACGGTGAGCTGCGACCGCGCGGCCTGGTTGGTCGGGTACTCCTCGTTGATCCGCCGGAACGACGCGGCGGACGCCGCCAGCAGGCGGGTGTACCCGTACGTCAGCGAGCCGCCGCCGGTGCCCGGGGTGACGGTGTCGTCCCAGACCATGTTGTCCAGCAGCCACGAGTAGCGGCGCAGGTTGTCGATGACGGCGAAGTCGATATCCGCCTGGGTGTTGAGCTGCGCCTGAGCGAGCGTCACGGGCATGAGTTACTCCAAGGTCAGGTTCGGTAGTTGTTGGCGATGGCGGCGTGCAGCGACCCGGACCGCTGCTTGGTGACGCCGGATTCGCCGGAGGAGCCGCCCTGCTCGCCGCCGGATCGGCCGGCCGGGGCGATGGCGTACGCGGTGGGGTTGTCCTTGACGGCCGCGGTGATCGCGTCGTCCAGGGCCTTGCTGAACCCCTTGTCGGCGGGGTCGAGATCGGCGATGGCCTTGAGGAACGAGCGGCTGTCGAGCAGCGCGCCGGCCTTCGCGCCGGCCTTCTCCGCCCGCCCGTACACCGCCAGTTCGATGTCCTTCGCGCGCAGCGCCGCTTCCCCGGCGGCGAGCTTCGCCTCCCGGTCGGCGAGTGCCTTCGTCAGCGCCTCGGCGTCGGGCGGCCCGTCGTCCTTGACCAGGCCGAGGGCCTTGCCGAGCTGCTGGGTGAGTTCGGACACGGCCTTGTCGGCAGCGGCTTTGTTTCCTGCAACGCGGTCCTTGGCGGCTTCCGCGCGGGCATCCGAGAGCTGCTTCTCCAGCCTCGCGATGGTGGCTGACGAGGCGTCACCGCCGCCGCCCTGCCCGCCTCCGTCGCCAGCGCCACCAGACCCGCCGGATCCACCGGCACCGCCTGCTGCGCCCGCGCCCGCGCCGCCTCCGTCACCGGAACCGCCGCTTCCGCCTCCGTCACCCGCGCCCGCGCCGCCGCTGCTGGATCCGGAGCCGCCGCCGTCCCCTCCGTCCGCGTAGAGGAACGGGGAGAAAGGGCCGACACCGTACGGGTGGAACCAGCCGATACCGGCACGGCCGCGAGGCAGGGACTTCTTGCTCATGGGTGCCCTCCAGGGCATGGATCGCCCGCACCTGGCGGGGCGATGAGTGAGTGGCCTGCACCTGGCAGGCCGTGATGGTCGAGCAGGTGGCGGCCGCGCCTGGCGGCCACCGGTGATGTCCCGGCCCGCACCCGGCGGGCCGAAGTTCAGCGAGCTGCGCCGATCTGCTCGCGGACGGGCTTGCGCGGCAGCCCGGTCCGCGCGGTGTGCTCCCGCAACCGGGCCTGATACGCGCGGATGCTGGCGCCCGCCCGGGCCCGCGCCTGATCGTCCAGCGCGACGGCCTGGCGGCGCTTCCACGCCCGGACCTGCCGCTCCAAGTACCTCTGCTGCTGCGTGTCCTTGTAGGTCGCGCCGTTCGGGCTCGGCGCCGGCTCGGGGGGTGTGCTCACCCCGGGCAGGTACGCACTCGCGGAGTGGCGGCAGTTGCAGTGGAAGAGGCCGGCGGCGCGGGCCTCGATCAGGCTGCCCGCGACGTCTACCGGTACGGTCCGCCACCGGTTGAGCAGGCGGCCGCGCTCGGCGTGCTGCTCCTGCTGCACCCGCGCTCCGGAAGGGCCCTGGATGGACAGCACCTTGCCTTCCCACGGGGTGCACTTCGGGCACTCCATGGGCACGTCGGAGATGATGACCAGGCCGATTCCGACGCCGCTGAGGACGTCGGTGTGCCCGTCGATCGCGGCCCTTGCAGTTACGCTGCGCACGGCCATCTCGGCGTAGCTGGCCATGTCCCAGCCGCGGCCGGACCGGTCAACGAAGCCGCTGATGCCGCGGGCTGCGAACTGGTCGAGGGCGGACTGCGCTGCCTGCCGACGGGTCGTCGCACCGAGCAGCGTGCCGGCTGACGCACGGCTGGTGACCCGCCGGTAGACGTCGGCCACCGAGCGGGTGATCCGGGAGTACAGCGGCCGGGTGTCGGCCGCCAGCGACATGGCGAGCCGGTCGACCGCCGCGGCGTTGGGCAGCACGTCGCGGGCCGCCAGCTCCCGGCCGATGTCGAGCGCGCCGAGCTCGGCGACGGCCGCCTGCCGGCCGCGGTCGTACGCCGTCGTCAGTGCGCGGTGGACTTCGCCGGTGGTGTCCTGCTGGAGGGCCGCCGCCACCTTGTCGACGGCCTCCAGCAGGTCTCCCACCGCCCGGAGCTTGAGCTCCGCCCACCGCGGGCTTTGAAGGTCCGCAGCAAGAGCGCGGGCCAGGAGACCGAGGAGGTCATACTCCGCGGCCTCGTACAGATCACGGACCTGTGCGGCCAGGTCCTCCGCCAGCGCCGGCGAGGTCGGCATTTCCTGGTGCCCCCTCTGCTCCGACGTTCATCGGATCAGCCACCAACCGGCTGGACTCGGCGAGGATCCGCCCGACCTCGATCTTCTGGTCGGCTTCGTCCATGTCGGGGTTGACGAGCGCGACGATGGTCTCGGTCGATGCGGCTTCGGCGTCTCGGAGCGTCTTCGCGGTCTGCGCGAGGGTGAGCTGGTCGTCCTGGACGGAGTCCTGAAAGATCATCTTCGGGCGTTCGACGGGCACGCCCTTCACTCCCGGGAACATGCCGGACGCTTCGAGGATGAGCAGCGTCTCAACGACCTCGGGCACGCCGACCGCGTACTCCGCGGTTTTGCGGCCCCGGGTGGACATCGAGCGGCCCTGCCTGGCCTTGATCTCCGTCGCGGTGACGGCGGGCCCTTCGGAGTCGTCGCCGAACGTCGAGCCGTTGTACCCGGCGTCTCGGATGATTTTGTTGGTCAGCTCGTCCATCGTCGCTTTGTGCTCGACGTGCCGGATCATGAACTGGTTCAGGGTGATGCCCTGGTCAGCGGTCGGCGGGATGCTCATTCCCGCGTAGACCTCGCGGTCCTCCCAGCTGACTCCGCGCCCGGGCCCGTTCGACTGGAGATACCCGTCCGGGATGATGATCCGCGACTTGGCGAGGCGCACGTCCCGCATCCACAGCGTCAGCGTCTCGTCCAGAGCGTCGAACAGCAGCTCAGAGCCCTGGTAGTCGGACTCGCCCAGGCCAGCCGCGCCGGGCAGGTCCCGCCACCCCCGGTTGATCGTCGTGTTCGGGATGTACGAGACGGCGAGGGTCTTCACCGGCAGCTCGCGGACCTCCAGCAGGCCCTTGGTCTCCGGGTAGGCGTTCAGCGGCACCGGTCGGCCGAGGTTGGTCGGGCCGCCGTCGTACACGCCGTGCAGGATCAGGCCCGGCTCGTGCCGCTCCAGGTGCCTGACGATCTGCTGGCCGTTGACGACGAGGACAGTCCAGAACGTCACCGCGACCAGCCGGTCGTACAGGAACTCCGGCGCGGCCGCATCGGCATGCACCGCGCTGATCCACGGCCGCGGGCCGATCCGGTCGTCCCAGCTCACCCGGAGGTAGACCCCGCCGAGCGCCGCGGACACCTCCCCTGCAGCGATGAGCGTTTTCTTCAGCCCGAGGTTCATCAGGTCTTCGAGGCGGGCCTGCGTC